AAGGTCTTTCCACTGATCCACGATGTTGACATAGCAGGAGCTGCCAGTAACCCAGGTATACGAATCGGTGCCGCTCGCGCTGAGAACGCCGGCGGGTTGATCGGACGAGCCGGACCCGGTAATGGCGCCGCGATCAATTGCACGTCCCAACGCTTGAGCGATGCGACGATTCACAAAAGCCTCAATGTCCTCATTGGACTGAAGGAGAAGCTGCTTGGAAACACCGGTCATGGCGCCGACCCGCTTGGGTGACATACTCAGATTGGTCGCGAACGTCATGTCCGCAGGGCTGATGGTGTCAGTTTCCGCGTCCCAGGTGCCGGAAAGGTCAGCAGTCAGACGGGGGAACGAGAGGTTGCCGGTCGCATCGCGGAACGTGGTCACGCCAAGGGCATCCATGAGCGAGTAATCATAGAGCACCTGATCAAGCAAGGGCCGGGGCTCGTCGAACACCGTGTTACCACCGGCGGTGCCAGTCGTCACAGTGTGCGTAGCTTTCGGCTCGCCGTGGGTCAGGTTGGCCGGCAGAAGGAATCCTTCCGGAGCCTTTCCGGTCGCCGACATGAACCGCGAGGAAAGCTCGTCTTGAACTTCGCGCTCAACTCCGGTCAGGCCGCGTCCCTCAAGGGTTTCGCGCATTGCCTTTGCAACCGAAAACTGCTTCACGTCCTTGTCATCGATGAACGCAGAATCATTGCTGCCGCCGTCAACCTTGAGGTTGTTGAACTTTTCCGGATTGAAGTTGTCAGTCACTTCCTTACGGAAATCGTTGACATCCTTGCCGCCGTCAATGGCGTCGTTGATTTCTTTTTCAGCGACCCGGAAGCGCTGACCGATTGCGCTGATTTCAGCGATCCGGGCGCGTTCCTGGTCTCGTACTTCCTTCACGTTGATCGCCGGAGCTTCCGGCTTGTCTTTGTTGGAATCCATGGGGATGAGATCAGGTTGGTTGTTGTTGATTGGTTTTGCCTTTGCGGCAATCTGGAAATCCTTGGGGCGGCTGCTTGGTAGGTTCCAATCGGAGCAGGCTGCCATTGCGACGCCCTCGGTCACCTCATCGGCAAAACCGAATGCTTCCGATTCTTCAGCGGAAAGGAAACTCTCTTTCTTCAGCATGTCGCGGATCTCGCTTTCTTCCAGGCCAGTCCGCTTGACATAGGCAGCCACAATCCCTTTTTCGATCTTGGCAAGCTGCTCTGAGTAGTTAGCCATTTCTTCAGCAGTGCCCTGAATAGCGGCATAAGGGTAATGAATCATCTGCCAGGAGTTTTCCGGCATGACCCGGTGATTCGCTGCAAGCAGAATAACACTTGCCATACTACCGGCATAGCCCTCGACCTTGGCGGTGACATCTCGTTTATGCTCAAGGAGTCGGTTGTAAATAGCCCAGCCGTCGAGGACAGAACCGCCTGGCGAGTGAATGGATAGATGTAGTCGCCGATCTCCGATGGCATCCAGGTCTCGCATGAACTGATTTGCCGAGATGCCAAAGCCGCCAATCTCGTCATGGATCGAGATTGTCGCAAGATCGTCCTCGTTGGCCTGAATGCTATACCAAGACATTGACGTAATTAACTAGTAATTATCAATCCCTGCAAACTAAGAGTTTTCGGCTTCTTGCTCCTGCCCCATCGTGTCCGTCACGTCTGGCATATCAAGAAAAAGATCCAGCTCCATTTGTTCGGCAAGCTGCCTGTCTTCTTGCGCCTCTTTGAGAATCTGTTCCAGGTCCTCGCCGCGACTCCGGGCAATCCGCTGGTGACTAGTCAGGCGGTTTTTCAGTCGGCGTTCTTCGGCTTTGCTGTCCTTGTCCGGGTCAACCCAATCCCAGCGGCGACCCTGGAACTGCGGATGGCACAACCTGTCTAGGTCAGTCATTGAGTAGGGCAAAGTGCCAACCATGATGGACCATTCCAGCCACGCGCGGAAAACCGGCAGCTTAAATTCGTCGATATACCAACGCTGGATCATTCGCCACATTTCCCGCTCTGCCAGAACGCCTTGGCGAATACTGCTATAGTTGACGCCTTCGAGGTCTTGCCCGAGAAGGTTGTAGTTGGTGACGATGCCGGCAGCGACGCCGCGCAACATGCCCTTACGGAAATCCGGGTAATTGGCGTTCGGGTGGGATGGGTCGATCAGGTTTGCGGTAACACCCGGCGGTAACTTCTCGAAACTGCCCGGGCTTCCGTCCATCTTTACGTTGCCGTATTCGTCAGTTCCTTCACCGGTATAGCCGCCGGCCGGGCTGCTTGGATCCGTTTCGAAAAACCCTAGCTTGCTGGCATGGGCGCGGGCCGCGATCAACTCCGCTTCTTCGTACCCGTGCAACTGGCGAAGACGAGCAATCACCGGAGTCAACCAAGGCTTCCCCTGGGTCTGTCCGAATTCTTCACGCAGAAACGGGTGGACGATCTCTTCGGCCCCGTACCGGTCCCGCTTACCCTCGCGGTAGCCGTGCCTAGTGTTGGGCCGGTTGCGTAGCAGGTGATAACCGGCAACCCGGCCAAACTCGTCTTTCTCAACCGACATTGACACGCCGATGCGGTTGTCATGGTAGTCCGGGTCGAGGTGATCAATCGGGATTCCCTGCAACCCGAAGCGTTGGGAATTGCCGGAAAAACCCCTGACAATTCGCGTCAAAGCTCCCCCGGAGGTAATGATCTGGGCCAGGTTCAGGCAGTCGAAAGCGTGTTCCGACAACTGCCCGGTTACGTCATATTGCCCGGCTTCGCAAAACGCCCGCCAGGCTTCCTCGATCGTGCGGGATGCGGTCTTGTCGATCCCGTTGCGCTTGTTCTTGCAACGCATCTTAAGACGGAAACCACCATCGCCGATCACGTTGCATTGTGTCTGCTTGACCCAGTTGGCCGCATAACCGTCATTCTGGACCAGCCATCGCGACCGGCTGCGGAGCCGGCAAAGGTCATGCTCTAGCAGGCAATCAAGGGAGGCGTCCCGGGTAATCCAGTCTGACGTAAACCGATCAATCCGGGCACCGGTAAAAAACGAGGACTTCGGTTGCTCTTTCCGGTCTTCGAGAAACACAATCTCGCCTTTGTCGTTTAAAGCGGTCCTCATCAGAAATGCAAGTGGACCGTGTTACCGCTACCCTGATCGGGATTTGCAAGCGCCTTTTTGGCGTTCCTCTCGAAATGCACCCTTTGCCGGTATTCGCTAAGAAGCCCGTTAGCCTCTGTTAGAGGAATCTTGTTAATCGGAACACCGCCGATTGTGTGGCTTTCCAACCCTTCCGGCAGGCGCCCTTCAAGGTGTTGCTCCAATAGCTCAACGATCCGCTCGTTGAAAGTTTTTGGTTCCGTCAGTCCGGGATTCGGCAAAAACTGGCAGAGTCCCGCAGATTCAGTTTCTCGGCCCCAACTATAGGTCACAAGCCGGGTGATCGTGTATTCTCCTGACGGGAGAGGAGCGGTTGTTGCTCCAGCGAGGGCGAAAAGGTAATGCGTCGATTGATCCGACCCGGCCACGGTGAAGGCAATCGACGTGTCATCGATCGACCGGAAAACCACGGTGTATCCCGTCACATCTCCGATACTGTCAGGCGTGTCCGTCCACTGATAGGTGTCGCCGCAATGTAGCTTGGTCGGCGGGCTGGAATGTGTCGTAATGGGCATTGTTCGGACGAAAACGGCGGATTATGCTCCGAATACGGGCAATTTGCCTTGCAATAGCCGTTATCGCAAACCTATAAGTAAGAGGGTTGGAAAAGACAGAATCACAGATTGCTTTTGCACGGGCATTGGAGCAAAGCGCTAGCGCGATCCTTCGGCATCGTCCCAAGGTGCCGTTTGTCGAGTGGGCGGAAAGCAACATCCAGAACCCGGACGGGTCAGCCTTCCGGTTCCGGGCAACCCAACGACAACCGGCAAAAGACCTGTTCAACCCCTCGATCTCGTCTCTGACGCTCCGCGCCTATTCCGGCATGGGTAAGACGTACCTCATCAGTGCCGGTCTGATCTATGCGATCGACCAGCTACAGACGGCGGTTGCCGTCATGTTTCCGAATGCTGACCTGGCAGAAGACTGGGTTTCGGATGAATGGTCAAAGGTCGCCGATGCAACACCGGCAATTCGAGATCTGCCGAAGGTGCGGGACATCAAGCGGTATAAGCGCTGGCTCAACGGTGGCGAGCTGTTCGCCGTTGGCGCGAATAGCTCAGGCCGGATTCGGCGTCTACAGGCATCTGTTTTGTATGCTGACGAAATTGACGCTATTGAGCAGGATTCCGGGGATGAAGGGGACAAGCTGGCTCAATTCCTCAAGCGCGGCAGGGGCCGGAAAGAGCAACACAAGTGGTTGACCTCCTATCCGTCTTTGCGCGGGGCATCCAAGGTGGACGCGGCATTCAACCAGTCCGACCAGTGCCGCTATTATGTCCGGTGCCCGGAATGTGAGGCGCAATTCGAGCCCCATACCCGGCAACTTGTCTGGACACCGGGACAACCGGAGGATGCTGCCTGGATTTGTCCGGAGTGTGAATCGCGCAACACGGACAAGGACCGGAGGAAAGCTGCCGAGGATGGGGAATACCTGGATAAAGACATGCAGCCGCCGAAGGACGGCACAGCCCGGGGTTACCACGTCAACTGCATGGCGCATACTGGCGACCACAACTCAGCTTATTCCGGTTACCTGCATGAGATCGCCGCAGAGATCGAGAAGGGCCGGGCAGCGGACAACCCGGAAAAGGCTAGGCGCGTGTTCGTCAATACGATGGATGCCGAGTCCTATGCCGAGGTTGCCGAGAGCAAGCCGGAGCCGGAAGGGCTCTACGCTAGGCGGGAAGACTACAAGCCTATGAAGCGCCTTCCCGAAAACTGCTTGGTTTTGACGGCAGGTGTAGACGTGCAGAAAGACCGGTTGGAAGCCTGCGTAATGGGCTGGGGTTGCAATGCCGAGGCTTTTGGGGTGCGATACCTGACAATGACGGGTAGCCCGCTAACGCCGGAACCCTGGCAAAAGCTGGACCACCTTCTCGCGATGGATTTCCCTCTTGAGTCCGGGTCGATCCGGATTGCCGCTTGCTTTGTCGATTCTGGGAAATGGCAGGATTCAGTCTATGAATTCACCAGACCACGGGCAAGGCGCCGGGTATTCGCCGTCAAAGGCGCCAAGATGATAGACAGACCGCTTTTCGATGGCAAGCCTTCTAGGGTGGGCAGGCCAGTGACGACCATGTTTAACGTCGGCACGCACGAGGCTAAGGATCTGATATACCAGCGATTGAGCCTGGAGATCGGCGAAGACGGGACTGTGCCTCGTGGCTATCTGCATTACCCGGATAATGCGGAATTCGGACCACAAGCCGGCGGGGATGCATCGGGATTTTTCCAGATGCTGACAGCCGAGGACAGCAGGATGAAACGAAGCACGGCAACTGGTGAGTTTGTCCGGTTCTTCGAGTGTCCCAAAGGTGTCCGGAACGAGGCGCTAGATACTACAGTCTATGCCCTGGCTGCGGAACGATTCTTAAAACCTCAATATGAAGTCATCTACAAAAAACGTCACGGAAGGGAATGGGAAGGCCATGATCAAGCAGGTGGGAGGGGACCATTACCGGCAAATGCCGATTCAGCCGATTGAGTTCTGTCAGGTCAACGGCCTGCCCTATTGCGAGGCCAACGTGATCAAATACGTTTGCCGACACCGGGCAAAGAACGGGGCGGAGGACATCCGGAAGGCAATCCACTACCTGGAATTACTGCTTGAGTTGGACTATCCGGACGAGGGACAGGAGGACGACGGGGAGGCATTCTGCGCGATCAGCCCCGGCCTGCTGACCCGGTATGATTTGGGCAAAAGCTACCGGGTAAAAAGGCGGGACTAGCGCAATTGCGCCATACCGAACCCGTTTTTTGCCGTAAAAAGTGCTTGCATTTAACGGCATTTGCCGTATTATATAAGCAGATACGGGAAGAAACCCTATCACAACCCAAACAAAACAAATGACTGAAAACCAAGACAAAAGACGCGAAGCCCTTCGGGGGGTTGCCCAACAGATCAACGATCGGGCGCTAAACAAAAACCCAAAAATCCAGCTGGAAGGCTATCGGATCTGGGAGCAGGTCAAAGGCACGGTGGAGGAATACCTGGACACTGAAGCCTTGGAAAACCTGGACCGGGTCCACATCAAGCTAGGAGGAACATACTAAGAAAACACTCCCGCCCCGGTCAATCCCGGGGCGGGAGCCCAACCCAGACATGACAAACAACGACAAACTCACAATGACGACAGTTGCCCTTTTGGGCACTGTTCTCGCTACCTGCTCCGCAGGTGGATTGCATGGAGCCGGTCTTCACTGGCTCATCGCTGCTGGCTTGGCCGGTATTCTCACGTTCGGTGCTGCTACCCTCTCGATCGCTGTCAAGCGCACGGGAAAGTGGCTCTACGGGTTCCCCATGGTGGCTTGCGTCGCCGGTGCGATCCTGACGGATGGCGTCTACCTGTCCGATCAGATTATTGGAAATCAGCCGACACCGGAGGTGCATCAGGTGGCCGCAGACAATGCCGCTGCCCTAGTCGCAACGTTGGAAGCCGAGTCAACCGCACTCCGGGCTGACTGGCAAGCCGAGCTGGAAACCGGAGATGGGCCGAAGGCGAAGGCGCTACAAGCCGCTCTTGTCCGTTCTGAGGCGCTTCTGGAGGCTGCCCGGCATGACCACGCCCAAGCCAGCAAAAACGCGGCAGAAGCCGCTACAGGGCTTCACGCGGCCATGAGGCTGGCATCAGCGGCAAACCCGGCCCGCCCGGATGTGGCTCTAGCGCTGGGATTGCTGGCAATTGCCGGGATCGTAGAGCTAACGCTCCTAGCGTTGGCCTGGTCAATTGGTGATCGGCCGGAGAAGGCAGGTACGACAGCGGACGCTGTTTTGCCGGTGATTGAGGCACCGCCGGTCATGCCGCTGCCTATCGCTCCCCAGTTCAGCCGCCAACAAGCGCTTGGCCGTGGGCTTGACAGCCTGATCCGTTGCCCCGATCGAGACAGGCTCAATTAGAACAACCATCGCCGCCCCTGGTAATTCCGGGGGCAGCAACACACCGAAGACATGACAATTACCACACGACACAAATCCAGCCACCATGGACACCCGGTCATCCTCGACGATGCCGGGGAACTCCTGGAAACCGGCGTCGGAATTCGAGCTATTCGCGACAAATGGACGCTATCGACTCAAGATATTGCCGCCATTACCGGTCACAGTCACCGGACCGTCGAAGATTGGGAGCAGTGCCGCAGAACAGTGCCAGCCGCAGCGCTGAATGCACTGAGGGACTGGATGGAGGATCAGGACAGTTAAGATCGCTTACCGCGTTAGCGATTGTGCGTCTCGACCTGTTCGCCGGAATTTGCAACCATGTTGGGTATTTTCCAACATACTGACAAAAAAGCGGAGGTTCTTAGGAAGTGCTAAAATTTTACGACTGGATTCGCCGCGCCCCTGAATTGGCCTCAGTTACCTAAGGACCCTTAACCATTAGGGTTCCTTAACCATTAGGATGCCCTAACTATTAAGATTGCTTAATTATTAGGAAAACACAGAGGTCGCAACCTGTTGATACCGTGCGACTTCCTATTTGATCAGCAAAAAACCCGCAGATATTTCTTGCCATTCTAGGCAAAAGCGTGACATCCTAACGACGACATGAACATACCCGAACGAGCAGCAATGCAGAAAGGGGCACTCAGGGCCGTGATAGCCCGTTTTGCCCACCGCAACTCCGGCCTGTCTGACAGTGACAGGCAAATGATCGAGTCAGCCTTCTGGGCTGGTGTCGAGGTGATGGCCGATGTGAGTCAGTGTGAGCTTTCGCGCGTGTCTCACGACCTGATTGATTGCTACACATCCATCAAGGTTTTGCGTGAGCAACTCCGCAAGAGCCGCCGCACGATGATGGAAGAGCTGGAGGAGGCTGACCTATGAACACAAAGTCATTGGCCGCCGCGCCCTGTTCGCTGCCGTGGCGCAAGATCGAAGGCAACCCGCTTTTTTCCGACTCGCTTCCGCGAACCGTCACGCCCTTGGTTCTGTATCGCCCATGCGATGAGTTTTCGGACTCCTACCTCCACGTCGTCCGGTGGCGAAATGAAACCGGGATGGGCGCGACTTGGATTGGTGACGTTCAAAAAATGAGCCAAAGCACTTATTGGTGTTATTTGGCCGAGCTTTCCCCAGCGAATGCTGAGTATGCCGACCGGCGAACTAAACCAGATAGGGCATGAAAACAAATTCAACAGTATCAAACCAAGAAAAATTCGACGACAGCGAGCGTGTAGCCGGTTCGCGTGCGCCGCTTTGTTCGTCTCTTCGCGTGCTGGTGGCCTGTGAATACTCAGGAACGGTGCGGGATGCGTTCGCAGCTCTTGGTCACGAAGCCATGAGTTGTGATCTCCTGCCGACCGAAAAACTGGGGCCGCATTACCAAGGCGACGTTCGCGATGTCCTCGACTACCCGTGGGATCTGATGATTGCACACCCGCCATGCACTCACCTGAGCGTATCAGGCGCAAAGCACTTCCCGGCGAAGCGTGAAGACGGACGCCAGCAAAGCGCCGTCTCGTTCTTCATGACGCTGGCAAAAGCGGACATTCCGAGAATAGCAATTGAGAATCCTGTGTGCATCATGTCCAGCCACTGGCGGAAGCCGGATCAGACAATCCAGCCCTGGCAATTCGGGCACGGAGAAACCAAGGCTACGTGCCTCTGGCTCAAAGGACTGCCACCGCTCAAACCCACGAACGTGGTGGAAGGGCGAGAAAATAGAATTCACCGGATGCCACCGAGCGCCGACAGGTGGAAGAAACGATCCAAGACCTACCTTGGAATTGCTCAAGCGATGGCCGGGCAATGGGGAGGACTATGCGACATTGACTCAGACATGGCACGGCTATGGAATGCGACTATTTCAAACACTACGAAACAACGGGAAATCTCTTTCACGTATGACGAACAGTCTTAATCAGGAAGCCCAAGAATACACCGAAGAAGTTTTCCGGCTAATGGACGGCATGCAGACCGACCAATTCCTGACGATCCTCACGCACTGCATTCTTGCCGTGATGGCCGATACAGCCCCCGACGTAGACACGGCAATTGCTTTGACATCGGCATACGCTGACACACTGGAAGAAACCGGAGCCGAATTGCTCCCTGCCTTTTACACTTATGAGTGAGTTATTCTCTGCTAAGGAATTCTTGGCGCAACCACGCTGGCAGCAATTGCGCGACTTTCACGGGCTGTTTGTGCATGAGTTGCCATGCCCGCATAAATGGGGACACCCGTTCTCTGCATACTACTTCTCTGAGCGGATCACCGAGAGGGAGGCAATTCATCGGATCGCGTCAGACTTTTGCGCATTGGAGGAAGCTGGCCACATGGCGACGGGAGCAACCGAGAAAGAAGCCGTCATCACCTTGCTCCACCGGGCCAAACTGGAAGGCTGGCAAGACGTGAGCATTCGCGAATCATGAGGAAATACACCATAGAGTTGCCTTACCCGTCACCCGTCCTTTCGCCGAATTACCGGGCACACTGGGCGGTTGTTAGCAGTGCTAAAAAGCAAATGCGTGAACAGGCAAAATGGCGGTTGTGTGAGGCGATGGGCCACAAGTCGGCACAATGGGACCGAGCTAACGTCTACATTTCCGCTCATCCCCGCGATCGGCGCAAGCGCGATGCAGACAACCTGCTTGCGTCGCTCAAAGCAGCTTTTGACGGTGCGCAAGATTCCGGATTGATCCAGGATGACTCAGGCCTCACGTATTGGCCGATTACATGGTCGGAACCAGACAAGCACAATCCCCGGGTTGTTATTACATTTTGCAAGGATCAAGCAGACTTGAACGCCGAAGTCCGGGCACAGCCGAGACAAACCAACAAACAATATGAAGAAAGAGCAGATATTTGAAAAATACATTATGGAGGCGGCTCAGACGCCAAGAATGCAGGGAGCACCGGCCTTGAACGCATGGATGGGGAGTTCCAAAAGAATGAGTATATTCGACGGCATATACACGGACTCTGACATCCAATCGCTGACAAGGCCTCTTAAGATATCAATACCAGTTACAGAAAACCATGACGATTGGGATGGAATGCTGGTTAGATCATTCATTCAAACCCGACTGAGAATGAGAGGCATTAATTGCAAGCCAAGTGGCAGAACAGTTATTGATTACAACAAAAAAGGTAAACGGCCATATTTTTTACCGACACAAAGAAACCACGGATTCCCAAATCCAAAATTTTCAGTCCTGAGTTCAATTTATGGGAAAACTAAAAAGGGAAAGAAACCAAGATTTGATTCGTTCCTCTATTCAAAAGACGGATTAAACTGGATTGAAAAGCACTCCAATGGAAAAAAATTTGAAAATTACGTTATTGGAAAAGAGGAATTGCAAAGCTCAAAGGCGGTAAATATAGCTATTGGATTGCAGTGCTTTACGGAATATTCGTGGACTATTGAGTTCCAGTTTGAAAATAAATCAGCCCCAGTGCTATTCCCAGTAACAAAAGGAATAGCCTATTCAATGGCGAGAATTTCCGATCTAACAGACTCCGAAAAACGGCGCCGGGTTATTCATTTTGTATCTGAGCACAAAAGATCAATCGGTGAACAAGAGGAAGGCTCTAGCGTTATGAAGCATTTGCGTGGTGAGTTGGTTTATTTGTGGCAGGGGTGCAGAATGCAAATATCACCGCCAGTCAACGATATGTATTCATTTGATAGGGACACCGAGAAAATTAAATCGGTTAGGAAAAAGATGGGAATATCGTCAACGGCCAATATTTAAACGATAAAAGGGCATATCTAACAGAGTTAAACCAGAATACCTAGGACACATGAGTAACGACGCATTCATATTTGACATTGAGACGGCACCATTGCCGGATGACCAGCTGGACCAGTTTGCCCCGTCCCGTGATCCGTTTGACTTTGCAGCGGTGAAGACCGGCAACTTGAAAGATCAGGCCAAAATTGTGGCCAAAGTGGCATCGGCTGAAAAAGCCCATGAAGCCGCTGAGGACGCGAAGCAGGACGAATGGCGCAAGCGATGCACACTGGACGCCAAAACAAGCCGCGTTCTTGCAATCGGAATGTGGCAGGGTGACGAGTATTGCATTGCGGTCGATTCGGAGCGCAATGGGATTGATTGCGAGCGGCAAACTCTTTTGACGTTTTGGCAGGAATTGTCAAAAGCACTTGAAAAGGGCCGGCGGGTCTACGGGTGGAATATTCTGGGCTTCGATTTCCCCTTTGTGATTCAGCGGAGCGTAATTAACCAGGTCCGGATTCCGGTCAATATAGACATTCCCCTTTGGCGCAATCACTGGATCCGTGACTTGCAAGACATTTGGACCGGCGGAAAAGGCTACTGTAAACTGGATCTGTGCGCCAGGGCCATGGGCATCGAAGGCAAGCAGGACCTTTCCGGCAAGCTGCCTCACGAGATATTTGCAGAAGACCGGGAAGCCTTTTTGGATTACCTGAAACAGGACGTAATGATCTGCAAAGAAATCCAGGAAAGGGTTGCTTCGGTATGGCTCAACCAGTGAATAAACCGCCACTAAAGCGTGACTGCATTTATCACGATACGGAATTCGCGGGTCGGCGATTGCTGCGAATTTCGCTCCGCAACATTAATCGGCTGTTGCAATCCAGTTATGCAACATTTGACGAAATACCAGAAAAGCAGCGCGACCTATTGCAACGGCGATTCTGGAAATATTGCCGAATTGCTCACCCTAACGTGGAAATGCCTGATAAATCGGCATTAGCCGAATGTCTGGAAATCGAGTAACGATGAGATGAGGGACCGCTGAGAGCGCGATCCCGCAACACCAGAAAACTATGAAATCAGAAACGAAAATCAACAGCGGAGCGGAAAGCGGTTCCTCTCCATCGGCTTGTTGTGCCTTGGCGCACGATGAGAAACGGCAAGTTCTTACGCTGGACTACGAATACGAATACGAAATCGACCTGGAGCGGATCAAGACTGAGCGCGACCTTCTCGCGTGGGTCTGCCACCTCTGCGAAAAATCATGGATGACCGCCGAGAGGGTTCGTGCGGTTGCTGTGAAGATTTCCCAAATCAAAGGGTTCAGCATCTACGGACTTTGGCCAGAACGCCAAAGCTGACACACGCCATGAATACATGCTCCAATTGTCCAGTATGCGCGATATGGCGTTGTGTCCAGCGCCTTGTTCGCCTCGTTCCGCGTAGATACCACAAGCGGTTTTCCCTAGGTCGGCTGACCGTGTGGGTATTCCCCTTTTGGTGGAGCGGTGGGGAAACGGTAGTGGGAAAATCCATCGGGCCAATCACGTATCTTTATAAGGCGAACAGAGGTGAACTACCGCCGTCCCGCTAACATGTTAACGCGACATCTGGAAAAACCACGATAAACAGAGCCACTGTGATTAAATAAGCGGCAATACATCAAGCCTCGCTTGACCTATGAAAACCTTTTTAATCCCTGTCTGTGCCCTCAGACTAACAATTTGCCCCTTCCCGGCATGGTGCCCAGGGAGAGCCTGGTGACCCGGTTGGGAGTTTGCCGGTCATGAAACACCGGGAAGGGGCTCCTTTCACTATGAAATACATTGCACTAATCACCCTGCTTGCGCTGTCGTCATGCGCCAGCAAACCCGATCCGGAACCTGAACCGGTCGAGACATACCCGTGGCCGCCGGCCGGGTGGGAAACCTTTGGCCCGTTTGGGGTATGAACCTGATTGACGCAATGAAAGCAGCTTTTGCCGCAGAAGACTCCTTTTCCTTGTCCTCGTCCGAAAAAGAACTGCTTGTGTTTGGGTTGATCCGGATATGGAACGACAGGGGCCGACCTGACACGTTTGCAGCGAAAGAAACAGCGATTCTTGGCGCAACCGGAATGTCTCGAACTGGATTCAAGCGGGCCAGAAAAGGCCTTTCTGATAAAAGCATTATTGACTGGTCATCGGGTGAGAGAAACGTATCTGCGGCATCTTACAGTATTTTGAAACTGTTTGATTCATGGACCAATACGGACCATGAACCGGGCCATGAACCGGGCCATGAACCGGGCCATGAACCGGGCCATGAACCGGACCCATATATAGTGAGAGGAGAGGAGAGTAGAGAAAAGAATAAAAATACCCCTAAATCCCCAACGAAAAAGAAGCAGCCGACAGAATGGAAACCAGACGAGACGCAACAGCGGATTAACCGGCTATTCCGGCGGAAGGACAGCACACGATGGAAAGCGGACGAGCTTGCCGCCTACCGGCAGAACGAATACACCGAGGAGGATCTTGCCGAGATCGAGCGCTACTATTCTGCCGACATT